TTGCTCTACACATTACCCACCTATCAACAATGTTTGGAGCGCGACTTACTTAACATGCCGGCTGTGCGCGAATTGCGTGCGCGCGGAGCCGGCCTGCCTAGCCCGTAAGGGCGCTTGACCAAGTCCCGGAAGATTGTTGTCGAGGAGCCGCATTGGACACGCGTGCCCCTTCGCCAACAAGAGGGTCTTTCGGTGTACTGGTCAGGCAGGCAGAAAGAGCTAGGATATTTTCACCAGTGTCTTGGCCAATACGCACCACAAGATGTGTACCCTGAAGCATGTTTGGAAAACGCCTTGTCGGCGATCACCCGCCGTGTCTTCTGTGTGGGAAAACGAGACGATATGTCCCGCCCCCCACGGCCAGAAGATTTTCGGAGTCCACGGGAGGCCAAACAACATGTGAGAAGTGTGACTCGTGCATTCCTTGAAGCTATGCAGAAGGAAGCTCAAAAGTTGGAACCGGTGACCCCAATGACAGACGACGAATTCTTGTCGACATGTCGTGGGCGCCAGCGACGCTGCTATGAGCAAGCCTTGGTGTCTTTGTCAGAAACACCCTTCAAGGACCGCGATGCACGTGTCAACTTGTTTGTCAAACAAGAGCACCTCAAGAATATACCTCGCGCAATTCAAACGCGTGGACCTAGGTATCATGTGCTATTAGGGAAATACATCAAACACAAGCTAGAGCATCGGGTGATGGACTCTCTCAACAATATTTTCGACGAGTCACGAGAGACAAAATCCATCGCTAAGGGCCTGAACTTGGACCAATGGGCAGCCAACATCCATAAGAAGTGGCACCGGTTTCAAAAGCCGGTTGCCATATCTTTGGACGTAAGCCGCTTTGACCAACACATCAACCGCCATCTCTTAAAATTAGAACATAGCGTGATATCCTACTTTTCAACCGGATTTCAACCCGGAATGCCTGGATTAGCAGAATTATTACGCTTACAACTCCTGAACAAGGGAAGATATAGAGGCAAGGACGGATGGGTTAAGTATGTTGTTGACGGCGGACGTATGTCCGGCGACATGAACACTTCCCTCGGAAACGTCCTTGTGATGTGTATGTTACTCTATAGTTACCTACAACCCCTAGGTATACAACACGAAATTTTCGATAATGGAGATGACTGTGTCCTAATCGTGAATGCACACGACTACGGCGCTGTTATTGACACAATAGAGCAATGGTTCTTAGAGTTAGGTGTAACTCTAAAAATAGAAGGGTTAGCTTTCAACATTTCTGACATTGAATTTTGTCAACACAAGATCTTTTATTTAGACGGAACTCCCAAGATGACCCCACAACCAGGTCGGAGAATATATAATGACCTTACCACTGACAAACCAATTGCCAGCCCACGGATGTGGGCCAAATGGCTTGGTGCAGTGGCAGGTGGTGGGAACGCCATGTCGTCTGGGGTGCCTGTGTTTCAAGAATTCTATGCTTGGCTTAGCCGTTCAGCACATCCCTATACGCCTAAAGAGGGTGACCGATTTTGGCGTTACCGTGACCAGTTCGCGGAGGGCATGCATTACGGCCATAGACCAATTAGTGAAGCAACCCGTTGGTCCTTTTACGAGGCGACCGACTTGCATCCGGACACCCAAGTTCAACTTGAACTAATGTTCGCAGGGGCTACACCACTCGTGCACCAAACACCTGTGGAAAAGACCGCGCAATTCGAGAGCCTCCTAACCGCTTTAGTACCATGTACGCTTGTTAGCGAATACTATTAATCTCCTGCTCGGAGGTTGTGTCTTGTTCCCTCGGCATAGACGTGCCTAAACAGCACGCAAGGGACGGTAGGACCAGTAAGTGCCCAAAGCAGTCACAAGCAAACCGACATGTGGAGACGTGGGCTGGGACACCCATGTTCAGATCACTTACAAACAGCATGGAGTGAGGGTGCGAAACCTCACAACAGAAGGAAAACTGTTCAAACCCCTCCGGCCGTGAGACACC